GGTATTTCTGGCATGGTGTACCAAGAGGAAGGATCTACCGTTGGTACTGCACAAACAGTTAACTTTATTGGTGCTGCATGTACAGTAACTCATAGTGGTGGAGTTGCAACTGTCAACTTGGCAGGAGCAGTTCCTTTCACAGGCCCTGCAGCAAATATAACTGCACTTGATATCACACAATATGAGACTGCATATACATGGGGTAATCATGCGAGTGCTGGATATCTAACAGGAATAGGTGGTCAAAACTTAGGTAATTTATCTAATGTTTCTAGTGCATCTCCAAACAGTAATGATGTATTAACATGGAGTGGATCACAGTGGGCACCAGCCGCACCTACAGGTGGTGGCGGTGGTATCAGTGGTATCACTATTAAGGAAGAGGGAACTAATGTTGGAACTGCAACCAGTATTACATCCATCAACTTCGTTGGAACTGGAGTCACTGCAACTGCAACAGGATCAGACGCAACTGTCACTATCACTGCCGTAAGTGGTGGTGGAGGAGGTGGAGTTTCAACCACTGGATTCGGAACATACACTGCATCTGCTGGTGTAGAACAACAGATTGATTCATTCTCTGCTGCTAGTTACTCTGGTGCTGAGTACACATTTATGATTGGTCTAGGAACATACAGACAATCACAGAAAGTTCTCGTCATGCATGATGGAACTACAGCGTTCTCACAAGAATATGGCATCATGTTCTCCCCAGAACAACTACAACAGGTATCCATTGCTGCAACAATAAGTAGTGGTAACGTTTTAGTTAAGTTCACACCAGAGGCAGGAATCTCTGGATTATCCACATACAGATACATCAAGACTCTGATTCAAGGCATATGATTCATACTAGTACGAACACTCTTGATAGGACAGGACTGGCTACCAAGCCAACTGGAGCTGATGATAAGAAAGCATACTCTATCAAGTGTTATACCAAAGATGATTGGGTATTCATTCACGAAGAACTAGAGAAAGATGGTTCACTGGAAGATAATATTCCAGACCCATCTATAGTATGTCCTGACAAGAAGGAACACAGTGATACCAGAGCAACTTATATGTTGACTGATGCGGAAGCAGAAGAGTTAAGAAAACACGAGAAAGTACAGTGGGTTTGTATTGACTATGACGTTTACCCAGGCAACTATTCTCCAGATCCAAGAGATATTGTCGCTGGTGTAAGGAGGTTTGGTAGATTTGATAAGACAGTATCTAACTACAGAGCATGGAATCAGGCACCATCTAGGCCTCCCACATCTCAGGCTGGTATAGGTTCTACTGATAAAAACAGAACTGGATATCAGATACTAAGACATACACAAAAAGAGAATCCTTGGGATGCAACATCCACTGGGCTTACTGGGTCTGATCATATAATAATAGAAACTGAACCAAAACAATTAGGTGACGGAACTGGCGTAGATGCAATCGTATCTGATGATGGTTTCTGGATTGCACACCCAGAATTTGTAACAACTGCCGATGATCCTGTAGGATGGTCAACAGGAAACGCATTGACATGGAGTGGTATATCTACAACACCAGGCACATGCGCTGTTTTAGATGTAGTTCTTGATGGGCCATACTATATTGATCCAGACTGGTTCAATGCAGATCCAGCCAACAGATTAGAACAACGTTGGGATGGCACAACAGTTCCACAAGAATCTGTTGCAAGAGCATGGTGGTCTGATGCTAGTCAAAGATCTGTAGGATTCTCTACTATAGGAACTACAACTGGTATTAGTGGTTCTTATACAAGAGCAAGTTGCAATGGTACTAACAGTGCAAAACCAACTAACGCTTCTGATCACGGAACTCAATGCGCTGGTCAAGTATTTGGTAAGAATTATGGATCGGCATATAACTGCAACAAATGGGTAATCAATGGCATCGGTGGATCTAATGCTGGAATCAATGGTAGTCAGTTTGATGTACAGAAACTATTTCACTTGTATAAACCAAACTATGATAGACACTCTGCGATAACTGGGAAACAAAATGACGACAAAAATCCCACAACGTCAAGTAATAGTTGGGGATATAGGTCTAGTACTATTCACAGCACAGGAGCATACTATTGGTATAGACCATCTGCAACAGACGGATCAGTAACAGGAACATCATATACTACTGAACCAGCTTTCTTTGATTTACTAGGTGCATATGGTGATAGTAGTAGATGTAAAGGTGAGATGGTAGACAGTTCTGTCACCGCAGCTGGTGATGAGTTGGCTGAGGCGGGAGTCATATTCATTGCTGCTGCTGGTAATAGTAATCAGACTCAAGTTGCTCCTGGCGATCTTGATTTTAATAACTATTGGTCTACATCTTCTCAAGGTGATAGTGTCTCTTTAGAGTCTGCAACTCATTTTGAATTTGGTTTACAATGTTATAACACTATAAACAGAAGAGGATGGCCTCAGGCACTGGGTAAGACCACATCTGGGATATCCACTGCTGGAACTGAGTATGCTTGCATCAATATTGGTGCATTAGATGACCAGTATATAAGCAGTGGGTTAGGTGGTAACACCACAGACTATAAAGAAAAGAAAGTCAGTTATAGTGACATGGGAACAGGTATTGATTGTTATGGTGCGGCTGATGATACACTCACAGCAGATGGTAGAGCATCGAACCTAACATATCCTCACCCAGAAACATATACTGGACTAGGATTTGTTCCTTATGATGTTGACTTTGGTGGCACTAGTTCTGCATGTCCTACATGTGCTGGGTGGATCACTACCAAACTACAATATAATAGAGGTTGGACTTGGAGAGATGTCAAAAGTTGGTTAAAGAATAACTGTGGTACTCAAGATCCTGACAGATTTTACTACGGTGATGATATAACAACCTTCACTGCTGAAGAAAATGCTTGGATAGATATGTATTCTCATATGGCATACGGTCAAGGCCCTGTTGTAATATGGGATGCTCCTACTGGTTCACCTTCTGAACCTAAAAAACCTGAGATCAAAATCGTAAACTCACGCAATCTTAAGATTAGTGGTGGAGTTGAGATAAAGTTCTCTTAATAAATACTAAAAAAGACTAGCGCAATGGCAGAAAAATCGTTTGGTGTAAAGGATCTTAATATAGTTGGAGCAACTGGCGACCCAACTATAGAGAGTAATGGCGATCTGAATTTAAAGGCTGGTCAAGTTGCAATCCAGACTAACACCACAGTTACAGGAGTAGTTACTGCAACAGCATTTGTAGGTAATGGTGCTGGATTAACTGACCTTCCAGGCGGAGGTAGTTATGGTAACTCTGATGTTGACACACACCTCAACACTGGTACTGCTTCCACTGGAGAGATTCTAAGTTGGAACGGAAGTGACTATGACTGGGTTGCTGATCAAACTGGAGGCGCTGCAGCAAACCTTACTGCAACCACTCTAGATGTTGTAGGTATTGTAACCGCTGGTAGTTTTGTTACTGACCTTATTACTGCAAACGGAACAGGTAGAGGATTCTGTACCAGATATTATATCACTGCAAACGGTGCTTCTTCATATCGTTTTGCTGGCCCTGGCCAAAGAAATACTGTAGACAACCCAACTCTCTACTTAATGAGAGGATTTACATATATGTTTGAGAACTCTACTGGTTCTTCACACCCATTCCGTATTCAATTTACAGGAACAACTACAGGTGTAGGAACATATGTCAGCGGATCTCAAAATGGAGTGCAAATATTCACAATACCACATGATGCACCAGCAAATTACGAATACGTTTGCACCATTCACGGTGGTATGAAAGGAAGTTTCATTATCCCTAGTTAATATCATGCCATTAGCATTTGGAATTGGAAAATCAAGAGGGTCTGCTTTTGACTTTGCGATAGAAGCCTGTAATTATATACAGTTTTATTGGAACTGGACTGATGGAAAAGACTTTGATGTTAGAGCCGAATTCCTAAGACCAACACAATTAGCTGGACAAGTAGTAGGAACAAATAGATTAGCACAGATTGTAGATGGTGGTGGATCTATCACCTACATGAAGTGGGGTGGAGATAATTCAGAAGATACTGAAGGGTATGAGGGTGTATACATTGATGTAGATGCAATCAAAACTTTACCTGGCGGTGTTCCAGATAATCAAATTGAATTAGATTTAAGAGGAACATGGTATGCTGAGGTAGGAACACAACCAGTAATCATAAATGCTAGTGGATATGAAGGTGGAACTATGACATTAGAAAGAGATACACCAAATGTACCTGGCTATGGATTCATAAACACTGGATATGCAAAATCCTTTACAGACTTTAAACAGGCGCCTGGAGTAGTAATATCATCAGCAGGCCATAGTGAGTCAAATGGACAGAGATTAACTAAGGTGGTCATAGACTTAAACCGATTTACACTAACTTTTTCTCAAAACTAATTAAGTATAAATACGGCTAGAAAAATAGTGGGAAATCACATGAAAAGATTTTTACCTATAATTATGCTTTTGATGGCGGC